AGGTCGATGCGAGCGAAGACACCAAGTTTAATTACATCTGGGATGCCAAGGATGTACTCAATGACTGCGACAAAATTATATTGGTCACTGATAACGACGAAGCGGGTCATGCACTGCAAGAAGAGTTGGCTCGCAGGATTGGAAGAGCTAAGTGTTACAGCGTCATGTATCCCGATGACTGCAAGGATGCTAACGATGTTCTAAAAGCATACGGGATTGATGCTGTTCGGGGCATGATTGATTCCGCAGAACCTTTACCCCTTGAGGGCGTGTATCAGGTTGATGATTACCGGCAGGAAGTTCAGCAGTTGTATCAGAACGGAATGATCGGAGGGTTATCCACAGGTATGCACTCAATAGATAAGCTATTCACTGTGGTGCAGGGACAGCTTTCAATAGTGACTGGGATACCCGGATCGGGCAAGTCAGAATTTATTGATCAGCTAATGGTTAACCTATCCAAGAAGTATGGTTGGAAGTTCGCAGTCGCATCGTTTGAGAATCCACCCGCACTCCACATCGCCAAGCTGGCTGAGAAGATTGCAGGTAAACCTTTCTTTGATGGGCCAACATCTAAGATGAGTGAGGCTGAAGCATCAAGCACCCTCGACTACATCCACGAACACTTTATGTTCTTAGAGCAGAGGACTGGTGAGGCCGCAACAATTGATTCAGTTTTGGACAGATGTCAGCAAGCAGTCATGAGGATGGGGGTCAGGGGGTTAGTTATCGATCCTTACAACTACATTGCCCAGTCACAGAAGGCAGACAACGAACACCAAGGCATCAACGATATGCTGACCCGCCTCGTTGCATTTGCGAGAGCGCAGGGGATTCATATCTGGTTCATCGCGCACCCAGCTAAGATGCCTACAGATCAGGAGGGGCGCACCGCTGTGCCAAAGGGCATGAATATCTCTGGGTCGGCAAGCTTCTTTGCGAAGGCCGACTTGGGAATCACGGTTCACCGCAATAAGAATCGAGATGTTGAGGTTCACTGCTGGAAGGTCAGGTTCAAGTGGTTGGGGCAGGTAGGAAAGACGGTGATAGAATATGACATACCGACCGGACGATACAGCGATCAGGTGATAGACGTTGACGTGGACATTCCAGCGGAGCTAACGAGGTCTCCCCATGAAACGGACAAAGAGTGGTACTGATCTCAGTGATATAGGCACGGCCCAGCTTCACACCAAGCACGATGTGCATGTTGAGGAGTTGGAGTCTGGCCTTGCGCGCGCCAAAGTAAAAGACCAGCTAACTATTGATCGGTTATTACTTGAGGACGTGATCACTATTGCTCATCACATGGAGGCGGAAAGGCTATTGAATCTAGCGCAGGGCGCTGGGGTTTTTTTACGGTCAATTGATATGGGTGCAGTCATGGGCGGGAGCGGGAAGGGTGACCTCGCTAATACGGGGTTTATCCGGTGGCGATATGCCATCAACGGAATCCGTAGGCGTCATGGTATTGAGGGCGTCGAGGTTGTGCAGGACTGCATTGTTGAAGACAGAAGGGTCGGCGAGGAAAGGATTGCTTTGCTGATTAAAGTTTTGAGTCGGGAATAAAAAAGCCCCTATGCTTCACAGCAGGAGGGGCAATACTTCCGCAAGGAATCCACTCTGTTAATGTGCCCCCGCAACCCAAAGGTTACAGGGGCGTTGACCTAGGAGGGTCAAGGGTCACAACACCCATCAGTGAATATACATATCGATCGGGTCGTTGTCTACGTGTTCGAGCATTTCGCTCATCAAATCATTTAGCAGTGTCACCCACCCATGAATCACAAGTGCCGCTCGATCTGGGTCCATTTGGAAAAGGGTGTCGGTCACGTTGATTGTTGCTCGATACCCGTGATCCTCTTCGATGAGTGTCAGTAAGATCAATGTCTCTTCAGGTGAAAGGCCTTCTATTTCCAGCATACCTTGTCTCGTCTGGTTGTATTACTTCCACCCCCATTGTCGCATTGTCGTAGGTCATTGCAACTGAGGTTAAGTTATCTCGCAGAATCACAGGATGCTGGAGTCTATTGGCGTGGATAATGGCGGCCTCAATGGCCGCCTTGATATCACTTAGCTCGTTTGCGCTTAGGTTGTTTGGCTCGTAATTCATTGGCAAGAAACTCCCGTACTGTGCCCTGAAAGGCGGAGCCCCGCTTGTTAAAGCTAACGAGATCCCGCATGTATAGTTCCTCAGGCAAGATCCCCTTACCTATTGCATCCCCAATAATAGCAGACCAGTCTTCATCGTCGCCGTTTGCAAACACACTTCGGCATATCCGACTGCGGACTGGGGTTTTGTTAGTGCGTAGATGTCCCACCTTACTCATAGTCGTCTCCCTTTCTGTTGATGTCAGTTTCCTCAGCCACCAGTATGCCAATGCACACGGCGGCGAGTGAGATTAAGAACGCGAGCGATAGCCCGAACCATACCTCTAACATTCTGTTTCCAACCTTAGATAAGCCCTTTCGTTTTGAGTCGCCAACACGAGGTCGTCTTCGCAGTGGCTTATCATTGCACTGCGAAGCTGATCGATTGCCTTGTCAGGACAGTTAAATAAGTTATAGATAAACTCCTCTTCAGCGAACCCACCAAACTGTTGGATGCAGATTGGTGTGAGTTCATTCGATACCTCGTTGCTGGCAATGAGTATCTCTGCCAGATCGCAGGGGTAAAAGTTAAGCGACGGGTCTTCATACGCCATCGTTGTGTATCCCTTGTCTTTCATTCTCATAACATAGCCTCTTCAATAGCTTCCTTGGTGGGGTCACAACCATGCTGAAGTGACAGAATGTTTGTAACCTCTTCAATTGTCATGCGCCGACCATACATGTACACCCTGCGCTTGCCATCGGCATCCGCAGGTTTCTTGTGGGCGTCCGCAATCGTGCGGGCATGACGCTTTAACCATTGCTCGTTAACTCGATATAACATAAATCCTCCTAGGGTTGAGGCCGCACTAGGCGGCCACCTCGATTACCTCACCGAACTCAGCGCACTGGTGGAAGTGAGGCTTGCTGTCGCTGGTTACCCAGAACACTGGGTACTCAGGTTGGTCGATCAACTGCGGCCCCCACACGTAGCCCCACCCATCGGTGAAGTAGATCAGCGCATGCGGGTCGAGACCGTGGTACTCGACGTAGTTGAATGGGGGTGCGAACTCAGTGCCACCGCCACCATAGAACTGCAAGGTCACCTCGTCGTGTCGATCGAACTCATCGACGTGACGCACCTCAGCATCGCAGTAGATCACGATGGTTCGGGTCGGATTGATTGTTGCCACGATGTCCTTAACGTGGTTGCCGATTGTGGAAAGCTCACGCATGGTGAGCGAGCCGCTTGTATCGATAGCAATAACAAGCTCACCGCTGGGCAGTGTGTTGTGGGATGGCAGGTACATACCCTCGTGAACGAATCGACGATCGGGATTGTCGAACGTCTCATCAAAGGGCACGGCATCGGACAGTGCGTCCTGCAAGATCTGGTGCCACGGTTGCTCGTCAGACTTGTATGACTCAGTGATGTCGCGTAGCCATCCATTGTCGCCACCCTTGCCAGACTTCTTTTCAGCCTGAGCGGCCTCGCACACAGTGGACGCCATCTCGCGTTCAGCTTGAGCGACCTCAGCATCGCTAAGTGTGTCACCATTGTCGTTGGTGGCATCCATGACAGCGCCCCACGGTACGCCCGAATCATCATTGGACGATGAATCGCTATCGGCGTCACCACCAGACTGCCCGTCAGACGCATCAGAATCGCCGCTGTCAGACGTTTGATTGTCTTGGGTGTCAGAACCACCATTGCCCTGATCGGCCAGCAGGTCGCGCACAATAGCCTCAGCAGACCATCCGTTGTATTTGGAATCATACAAGCCACCAGCGGGTAGCTTGAAGCCGTGGCTGATCAAGGTGCCGTTGATCGCATAGTCGGTTGCTTCGTTCCACACTTTAGGATCGATGCCATTGCGGCGCAGGTGGTGGCAGTAGGCGACGTGCATGCACTCATGAGCGAGCACACCCTCGATCTCTTGAACCGTGTGCTTCTCGACCCATGTGGGGTTGTAGTAGATAGCGCTACCGTCAGTCGCCATCGATGGCACGTTGGCCACCTCAATGCGAAGTCTGAACAGCAGGCATGCGTGGAAAGGATGGCTCACGATCATGCGAGCCTTAGCCTTTTGAATGATTTGATCGGCGTTCATAGTGTTACCCCTTAGTCAAAAAAGCCGGTGAGATTATTGACGATAGACTTTGCAGTCTCTGCTGTGGACTGACGCTTGGTCTCATCAGTGCGTAGCTCGTCGGCGTCGAGATCGCGAAGCTTGGTCAGCAAGTCATTAGATGCTGAGGTTAGCTTGGGATCGCCAGTGATGTTCAGCGCGGGCAGTATGTCAGCCAGCTCTGAGATTTTATTGACGGTGTTGTCAGAGAATTTAGATGCACGCTTGGCATCGTCACCCTTTTGACCGTGACGTTCGAGACCCTCGATGAGTGACTGCAACGTGTCCACAACGCGATCGTGGACCGTTTCCATCGCCTGCTCGACACGGCTGGTCACCTGAAACTCAACGTCAGACTTGAGCTGGTCCAGCTTATGCTGGGGCAAGTTGACTCGAATGTCGTTACCCTCAGGCAGTGGACGATACTCGACGCTGATCGAATAGCGTGACATAACATCGTCGCGTGACGGGTAATCGCTCTCATCGAATGCGTCACCCAGTGCAATGCGAGCACGATTAACTTGAGCTTCGTACTCGTCACCAAGCTCGCGAACAAGCTCATCCCAGTAGTCACGCTTTTTGCGAAGCTCATCCTCGAACTTATCGATCAGATCGACGGTCAGTAAATGCACCCCGTCATCCCACGGCACGCACAGTCGGCGCAGTATGTTGTTAGTTATTTGACCGCCAATCTTTGACAGCGCTTTGACTTGAGGTGAGTCGATCAAGGTCTTATTGACCCTGATCAGCTCAGTTCGAGCGGCCTTTGCAATCGCAAGCTCATCGCTGAGGTTGGCGTCGCGCTTGGTGTTGCTCCACTTTTTAATCTGGACTTTCACCAGTAATGCGTTTTCTTGAATCTTAGACATGTGATTCCCCTTAGATGTTGATGTCTTGGTTAGCGACCTTGTAGTTCACATAAGCTTGAGTGCTCTTAAGTGACTCGTCGCGGTTCGTTGCGATAGTGATCAGCAGTGCGGCAAGCTCGCCATTCATGCGGTTGGCATAGGTCACTGCGTTATCGATGGTGTCGCGAGTGCAACGCTGGGCGAGGATCGTCGCCATTGCATACTGCGTAGGTAGCTCAGTCGGTGTCGGTGCTGAGTATGGGTCGCTCAATACTTGACCCACGTCAGGCAGTGTCCGGCAGATACGCAGGAACCCTGCGAGTTCAGCCGATGCACCCTCACCGACACACCCCTGCATAGCGGCTTGCTCAAGGTCGGCATCAAGGCCCAGCGACAGGATGTTGCTCGCGGCTTCCCACGACCGTGGAGTGGCCACAGCGATGTGACCCTTAGGGCATCCGCCGTCGGGGTACTCATGAAGCAAGCCAGCTTGCTCGACAGTGCCGTCGCCACGGGTAACCGCACGCCCACGGTGAGCGATGAATGCGATCAGCTCAGGCATTAGCGATTGCTTACCGGCCCAATCGACCCACCCATCAACATCAGGCAGGACATTCAAGTGCGTGGCAAATCGATTCATGACCGCCGCATCCTGACGCCCTGAGACGCCCGCATTATCTTCAGGACGGTTGCCAGCGGCGAGCACTACCCAACCATGAGGGAGCTTGTAATCGCCCAGCTCACGCTCTTGCAGTAGCTGGTACGCGGCACCCTGTACCGATGGTGCGGCCAGTGTCAGCTCGTCGAGGAATAAGACACCCCGATCGCCGTCTCGCTCAGTTCGAGGGAGCCAGTCGGGAAGCTTGAAGGTGGCGAACTCGCCGTCAACAGCGGGCAGACCACGAAGGTCAACGGATGACAGTTGGGACAGTCGAGCATCGATGAATCCAATGCCCATCGCATTAGCGACATCGCGAACGATGGATGATTTGCCAACGCCGAATGGTCCCCACAGGAACACAGGCTTAGGCTTGGGTTGATTGATTGATGCGGTCAGGAATTGACTCGCTTGATTAGGGGTAACGCTTGCAATGTTAAAGGCCATAATGGACTCCAAGGTGTTGTGAGTTGAGTGTTGTGATAGTGCGAAAGCGCACTCAGAGGGACACCCGCAGGTGCCCGACTGGGTAAGCTCTCATCTGTTCAGCCGATAGTGGGTCGATAGCTCTAATATCCTCTCTGCGGCTTTATGGGTTATGCCCCCAATGTTCCACGCTGTTATTTCCTCAGCGTATGGGGCGTCAGGTCCGCAGTAGTTGCGACCGTTTTTCCAGTTGTAGATCGTGGCGACCGTGCCGTCGTCGAACTCGACGTACCACTCTGCATCGCACTTGATGTCATCAAAGAAGTCATGCGGCTCACCGAACAGCTCGACCAGTTCAGCGTATGGCGCTATCAGCTGGCCTTGCCGTGAGGTGCCAAAGGTCATGGTGCTGGGGTCGGTTTTGGTTATGTAAGACATGTGTATTGCTCTCCTAGGTTAACGGTGGATTCCGTAGACGCCTTTCGGCGTTTCGACCAGTGTCCAGCTGGTCTCATCAGTACGGTTAGATGTCATTCAGTTGGTCGATGGCCATGCGAATGACCATGACCACAACGAACGTGAGCGGGATGATTACGATTAGCGACTCGATCATCAGTAAGCACCCTCGCCATTGAAGCCGCCGAACTTAGATGCGACGCGCATTTCTGGGACATCCTCACCACGCGCCTTCAACTCAGCGGCGTAGCACTTGGCGTACACCTCGTTGTAATGCGTCTTGCTATGCCCCATCGCACCGTAGTAGGTGGCGCATGCGTTAGCGTATTGAGCGAATAGCTCGTCTGTTGCCATGTCTTTGGTCTCGATCATGGGTGACTCTCCTAGTAGGTTGTTTGATTTCGATCAGCATCAGATCATCCTCAGCGCCACTGCTGTGTGACGTATCAAGGCCTAGGCTCTTAACCCCTAGGCGAGTTCGGGGATGCGGTTGCACCCCATACGCTGTTCCCAGCGCTCTCCCTGCACCGACGTTATCCTGCGCCGTTCAGTCCCCTCAGCATCCGGTCTTGCCATCGGTCACCTGCAATACAGTGACTTGCTTCATCGGGTGTCGTTTAAGGTCGCCACCTGCGGGATTCGCACTACTGTATGGATATACAGTGGGTGCTGGCTCCCCGTCGCCGTTGCGTAATTATAATCATAAGTCATGTGTCATGTACAACACCTATTAACGAATAAATATTAATTAATTACCGGAGTGCTTATCGATCAGGGGGATTTGGATAGTAGTGATGCCGCTCGTAACCACTGGCGCACGTAACACGGCTGTTGGGTTTGCACGGTTTGCACGGTTTGCACGGTTTGACCAGTCTGCCCAGCGGCCAAAGTCTTAGTACATCTATATGACTAAAAAACCAGTGAAAAGTACTGTATGTATGTACAGCTTTTTGCCTGTATTGAACGATAAATATTTTTATGTGCAAACGTACCGCTTACCCCTTAAATCGCTCACAGGGCAATTGAGAGCCTCTCAGGAACATGTGTTTATATACAGTAGTTAGTACATTGTTTGCATTAGTCATGAGATTGTGATAGCGACTCAAATCCTTATTATTGGGCACTGAATACTGGAGACCCCTCGACTATGAGTAGAGAAAAGGATCAGGGCGGCCTAACGCCTAATCAAGCTCACTTCGCTAGATGTGTCGCAGGCGGCATGACACAAGCGGATGCGTACCGCGAGGCTTACAACCCAAGTGACTCAACGAAACCAGAAACGATTCACACACTCGCAAGCAGACTCATGGCAAAGGATGAGATTAGGGCAAGGGTGGACTCGATTATGGCGGCAAAGGATCGGGCTGTGGCGGCTTCTGCGCTCTCTGACAGAGACAAAGTGCTGACCAAGCTAAGGCTCTGGATCGATGGATCGCCAGCTGACAGCAACCAGCTGAGGGCGGCAGAGCTATTGGGCAAGGCTAGCGGTGTGTTCACGGATCAGGTGAGCATCACCAGCACTGAGCGAGCACCGGCTGAGGTAGCGGCTGAGATCGAGAGACGACTGGCATCACTGGTATCGGCTGACGAGGGCGAGGCGACACCCGATAACGAGGCGATTCACTGAGGTCCGATCGATGACCCCCCACCCCCCTGTACGCGCCGACGTACCGACTATCTATATACATAGTAATCCGCTCAAATAATTGTACTTTTTCCAAAAAGCCTAGTGTTTACTGTTTAATACTTACCCTTTTATTCCTAGGAATAGGGGTAGGATTCCTAGCACCTAAAAATTTTTCTAAAAAAAATCGAATCTGTAGTTGACATCTGTCAATAGAAGCAATATGTTAAAATCTGAAAATAACTCTATCTAGGAATACATCTAATTCAGTTTGTACTCCTCTCTTAAGAGTTCAACTAGGCCGCTTTAAGGCGGCCAGTTATAGGAGTTATTTCTAAACTGGAAGTATTCCTAGTACTAGGAACGTAATTTATGCCAGTAACAGACAGGATTGATCCTAAGCTTTTAAATAAGATTAGTAGTTTGCCGCAGGAAGAGCAGGCGAACATCCTGTCATTGTTTGATGAATTAGAAAGCGCCGAGCAGAAAGAAGGAGCCCGTGAGTACTTCATGGACTTTGTTCACATGGCTTGGCCTGCGTTTATCGGTGGTAGGCACCACGGCATAATGGCGAAAGCTTTCGAGCGAGTAGCCTCCGGTGAGCTTAAGAGACTTATTATTAATATGCCGCCTCGACACACTAAGTCGGAGTTTGCGTCATATCTATTACCCGCATGGTTCTTAGGGCGCTCCCCTGAGAAAAAAATTATTCAAACTGCACACACTGCCGAACTGTCAGTTGGTTTTGGTAGAAAGGTGCGCAACCTTGTAGACAGTGATGACTACAAGAAAATATTTCCCTCGATTGCGTTGAGGGCTGACTCCAAGGCCGCAGGCCGGTGGAGTACCAACAAAGGCGGAGAATACTTCGCTATTGGTGTAGGTGGTGCCGTCACTGGTAAAGGTGCCGATCTCTTGATTATTGATGATCCACACAGTGAACAGGAAGGTCAAAGCGCTGACCCCAGCGTGTTTGATAAGGTCCATGAGTGGTACACCTCCGGCCCTCGACAGCGTTTACAGCCCGGTGGGGCTATTGTTGTTGTAATGACTCGCTGGCATAAAAGAGATTTGACAGGACAGATACTTAAGTCCGCCCTGCAAAGAGCAGGCACTGATGAGTGGGAAGTTATTGAGTTCCCGGCAATTATGCCATCAGGTGATCCTTTATGGCCTGAATTCTGGCCTAAACCAGAGCTAGAAGCTCTAAGAGAAGAGCTACCGTCTCCTAAATGGAACGCGCAGTATCAGCAAAACCCAACCTCAGAAGAGGGCGCACTGGTCAAAAGAGAGTGGTGGCGTGAATGGGAAAAGGATAGGCCGCCAGTCTGTGAGTTTATTATCCAGTCATGGGATACGGCATTCCTTAAAACACAACGGTCGGACTTCTCTGCGTGTACGACGTGGGGCGTGTTCTACTGGCCTGACAGCACAGGCATTGAGCAACCCAACATCATACTGCTAGATGCTCACAAAGAGCGCCTAGAGTTCCCTGAGCTTAAGAAGAAAGCGTATGAGATGTGGGTAGACTGGCAACCCGATGCGTTCATCGTGGAGGCTAAGGCGGCAGGTACGCCGCTTATATTTGAATTACGTGCAATGGGCATTCCGGTATCGGAGTACACCCCGTCGCGAGGAAATGATAAGATAGCCCGTGTAAACGCGGTTGCGGACTTGTTTGCCTCTGGGATGGTATGGGCTCCCCGGATACGATTTGCAGAAGAAGTCATCGAAGAGTTTGCGTCCTTTCCTGCTGGAGAGCACGATGACCTTGTTGACTCCTCGACTCAGGCACTACTTCGCTTTAGACAGGGTGGATTCTTGCGTCTAAACACAGACGAAGAAGAGGAACCCCTGTACACACAGAAGGCTGAGTATTACTGATGATCGAAGTAAACGGCTGGCTTATCGAAAGATTCTTTCGTCCTTTGTTCCGTCGCTTTAGTAAGCACGGCAGTAAAGTGTATTTTGATAAGAAGCTGTTTCCGATTACCAAAACACTTGAAGGTCGGTATCCGGCTATACGCAAAGAGTTCGAGAATATACGAGATAGAGTTAAAGACTTTGCTCCATTCCAAGAGATAAGCCCAGATCAGATCTACATCTCTAACGATGATAAG